CTCACCATCTCCTCAAGTAGCTCTTGAGATACAGGAGCGCCTATAGCCTCCCCACTCATGCGTGAGCTCACCTGACCAAGCGCTAGGGTTTTAAAGGCTTTTCCAATGGTCAGCCCTTCAGGTACATCATAGGACGCCTCAAAGCTTAATTGTACCGCCTCACCATAAGCCCTGAGCGCCGCCTTCTTATCAGCCGCGTTCATTTGGTTCACCACCTTCTTTGCCCATGTATAGCCAGCATCACCGCCCCATCCGTCCCAAGCTTGGCGCCCCTTGCCGTATTCGTCCCAAGTCGAGCCCTGCTTATCCACTTCATGGCGCGTGAAGTAGGCGAGCATACGCCTGACAGTTTGAGGGGATAGAGTCACGCCGTTGATGAGGTCACGCGCTCGCGCTATTCCTACCGGCGTCATCCCTCTTTGGCTTTGAGGCTTTTGAGCTCGCCTCCTGAGCGCCCGCTCGGCTGCCTTCTGAGCGCCTTGAGGGGGCTTGAAGTCAATGTGACTGTACTTCTTAGGAGCGAGTAAAGCCGCCTCATTCTTTGCTTCTGTCTTCTGAGGGTGACCGCTAGGGAGCAAGTCAAGGTCACCTGTGTAAGCTTCCTTACGCTCGCCTGTACCCACCAACTTGAGGAAGGCTTTGACGCGACCATAAGCCCATTGATTCCTAGTCATTCCGGGGCGGTGGCTCACAGAGAACGCACCCGCGCCACGTCTAAAGACCGCCTTGAGTGACCCTAGGTCAACCTTCTTAGACTTGGCTTTATATCGGTCATTGTGCTTATCAACCATCCCCTGAAGACCGCGCTCAACCGCCTCAGTGATTTCAATCCCCCCGCGCTTGCCTGAAGCTGACCCCTTGGGGTTGGTCTTACTGCCTTTGATTTGGTCACGCTTTGGGGCGGGCGTTTGGGCTTTAGTCCTTGCCATTCTCACGCCTCCTCCTGATAGCCGCTTCAGCGAGCGCCGCTACACCTCCACCACTAGCGGCGCTGACGGTTCTCTCTAGGGCTGATCTCTGTGCTTCTTCGGGTAGGTCGCCAGCTCCTAGACGTTCCCTGATGGCTCGCTCTAAATCGTTGTCGGGAGTTAGTAGCCCTGAAGTGACGAGCTGTGGGAGCATCCCTAAAGATTCGGCTAGGTCGTCCGTATCTAAACCGGTATGCACCAAGCGCGGTAATTTGGAAGGGTCTATGGGTCCGTAATTCCATCTGATCAATCTCCCAATTGTGCCACCGCCACGGCGGTCAACACCGCTCACGGCTGACGCCACCAAGTCACACAGATTGATAGCCGCCCGCCTAAACACTGTGAGGTGTACTTCACCAACTGAGCGCGAGCCGGTGGCAGATATGCCAAGGTTTGCGAACTGAGTTAGGAAGGCTTGACTGATTTGGTTGTCACACTCACGGATGATATCAAGAGGACCTTGAGCATATAGATTGGGCGCGGCGGCGTATTGGTCAAAGCTCACCACGGGGTTGTCTACTAGATAGCTCTGTTGGGCGCTCAAGAAGGCTTGAGCTTGCGCTTCAGCGTCATCAATCATTGCGTTGATATCGCTATCAGTCAGCCCGTGCATATCAGCCACTGAACGGTCGACCTTCACGCGAGGAGTAGGAACCGCCCAGCGGTCAGCACCCACACACATGAGGTTTGAGATTCTCTGCTTAGTACGCCACCACCACCAAACAGGTCGAAGCATCCCTGAGCCCTCAAAGTTTGAGCCGGTACGGTTCAAGGTGAGGAGGAGGAGCTTGTTGGATGGGATGGGCTCAGGAACTTTACCCACCCCTACAACGTGCTGTTGTACACCATCAAGCTTTTGATTGTCGCGTGACAACCACTTCAGATGAGCTGAGGGCTCGCGGTCGGCGTAGAGGTCAAGCCAAACCTTCACCTTGCCGTCATAGTCAGGTCCAACCTTGTAAATCTCTTCAGCGTAGCGATACCCCAAGGGCACAAACTCAAAGAGATAGCTTAGTTGCTCCTCCCAAGATTGAGACATCTGACCGGCGTAGCCATCAAAGCCCCAAGCTTCATTGGCAAAGCGGGCGAGCTCCACACAAAGCGGGTCAGTCTCATTTGCGCTCTCCCATCTCCATGTAGCAGATAAGAGCGTCTGCCTGAGCATATGCCAAGAGCGCCTGACCACTGGGTCAGTCCTTAACATATCTTCAGCTTCTCTCACCCAATTGAGCCCGGTCAACTGAGCGTTGCGCTCATAACCGCTGATCATGCCCCCGCTTAATTGGGTGCCAGTAATCCCCCTCACAGAAAAGCGAGGATGGAGCGCTCGCATATGGCGCGGCGCCTCATCTTGTTCACTCTGATAATCGAGCTTTCTCATTCAGCCCTCTATGATGTGGGGGTCAATCCTCCATCATTCGTCAGGCTAGTCCATTGCGTCAGGTCTAGTTTCATTATTAACAGCGCAAATGTCAAGGGTTGTCTCAGCCCTCGATTGACCCAAACATCTTAAATAGGAAGTGACTTCCTATTTGTCTTCGTACTTGCTGAGCTCCCTCGTGAGATACCAAAGCGCCTTCTGTAAATCCTCGCGGGCGTCACCCTTGTGACCTGAGCGTGCTACATACTTCACCACGTTACCCAAACAGAACCCAAGCCCCCAAGCCTCCACCGCGTCAATGACCTCAACGCCGCTCTCATGATGGTAATGAGGCGGGTGATCTACAGGGGAGCTCTCAAGGTCTGCTGTGAGGTCGACCCTATCAAGCGCTGGGTAAACTTGAATCTCATCGCTCATGATTTGCTCTATTGGCGATAGCTTCAACCTTGCCCTCAAGTTTGAGTAATTCGTCATGTAGGTCATCCATTCGCTCAATGATTGCCTTCTGTTCTTCCGCTTCTAACTCAAAGCGCTTAGAGGTGAACTTGTACAGCATATACATCAAGCCAACGGTCACAACCGCCACTAGATTGTTAGGGTCAAGTACCTTCTCAATGAGAGATGGAGGGAGAGCGCTTGGGTCAGCCATTAGAAGCCCCTTGAGTTTGGAGTGATACCCGCCAGCCTTGAGCGGTCAGGTTTACGCCTTGGAGTATATGATGAACGGCTCACTTCGTCAGCCCAATAGTGAAAGATGCAATCATATCTGAGAGCGTCAAGAGGGTCTTCTCGACCATCCTTCTTTGGTTGCTCTTTATTATCCCAAGCATAGCTCAGGAGCGCCTTCCTCAAGCTGTTCCCTATAGCTCGCTCGCCCTTGTCCCAGACCTCGCGGGTGATCAAGTAGCGGTTACGGTTGAACGCTCGCTTGAGGCGCTGAACGCCGTTCAGAATGTCAGTCCTCACGGGGTCAGTGGTGTGCTTCAACTTCAGCCCAAGCCCACCCGCTCCAATCCCTTTAGCCATCTCACGGAAGGCTGAGCGCCCTGTCTGATCACTCCTAGCCTTGCCCGCTTTATCTGCACATCCTGAATCAAGCCATATCCTAGGACCGGGGGCGGAGCTCCTGAGTGAACGAGGGTAAGCCACCCTCAATATCATCTCACTGAGCTGGGTGATGGTGACCTCTTGGGGGTTAAACTCATGCACTATGACGCTCGCCTCACGCGCCTCATCATAAACGATAATCAAGACGCTCGGCTTCCTAAAGCCCCAGTCTATAGCAATCCTTCCGCTCATGTCAGGATGATATTTAAAGTCATCAATTACATGATCCTCAGAGCTAAACTCTTGATACACCAACCCGCTTGGTGGCTTTGGCTTATTCATCACCATAGCCTCACGCTCAGCCTCAGGGAGAAGCTTGGTGGCTTCAAACCATGCCTCACTCAAGTTGTTCTGATTAACGTATGAGGTGAAGAGGAGGGGGGCGATCTTGGCTTGTTCTGCCATCTGACACCACCAAGCGTCAGCGACTGGGAGACCCACCAAGATCAAGGTGGGTGATGGTCCTGACCTCAAGCGCCCTAGCGCTTTGTGAGCTACCTCAGCGCCCAAAGTTTGACACTCATCTATGAGGGCAACCCCTGAAGTCACGTTGATCCCCTCAAGTGGGTTGTGTTCAGCGCTCCTAGTGCCCGGTCTATAGTAAGAACGACAGAGGACGCTTGAGCCCGTGTGATTGTCTGTCCACTTATGAAGGGTGTGGTTGTATGTCCACCCGCGAGGAGCTAGCCACTTTTGAATCTCAGGCATTAACACGGAATTATAGCGCGGGTTCGTGTCGGTGATGAGGAGGGAGGTAGTACCGGGGCGCGTCTTACTCAGGAACCATAAGGCAAAGATGAGCGAGGAAGTCTTACCACTACCCCACCCACAACGGGCGGCTATAATGTGTTGCTTCCTCCTGATACCTGCAATGATCTCACGTTGAAGCTCATTGAGCTCAAGGGCGGGCTCAGTGCTCATCACATATCCTTGAGGTAAGCTCTGAGGGTGGGCTCATCAATTGTGAGCTGATGAGAGCGCCGCCCCTTCTTGTATCCCCTGATGACCCCCGCCTCAGCCATCAAGAGCGCCCAGTGTTGAAGCTTATAGGCGCTGACCTCAGCGGTGGCGTATCGCTTCATATAAGTCCTGATGCCAATCTCTTCCTCAGGAAAGCTCATGACAGCGAGGAGGGCGAGCTTACACTCATGAGTGAGCTTGCTATGT